AGTTAAGGTGCTACTGCTACACAACGGCGAGCATAGCGACGTAGAAGAGTCATAAGATGATCATCATTAGCTTCAAGTTTAAACTTAGTGATGAAAGCTTCTACATCTACTGACACGCCAGTAGCAGTTGTTACATAAACTGGTTTTTCAGCCATTTTACACCACCAATTAAGCGTGTAGAATTGGGAGAATACCTAGGTTTAGTGGATCCATTGTACGGGTCCAAGAAGCGGCAGCGCCTAGGGTTGTGTTGGTAGCAAAGTTGTTTGTTGCGCCAACCCAGTCATAACCCATTGGATGAGCAACGAAGCCATAGCGGTACCAAATGTTGGTTGAACCGCCACCAGCATAGCTAGCAGGATTACGATCAACTTCAGTAGCAACTGGCATTGGGATTTCACGGAAAGCAACTGAACCAGGCTTGACAAGGAAGGTTGTCTTGGTTGACTGGTCGTTAACGTTAGCAGAAGCAGCTAGGTTACCCTGAGCAGCACGGGTTAGGATTAGACGGAACTTACCACCGAAGATGGTCTGGAAGTCTAGGTTACCATCACGAACACGATCCTGATCGATTAGGTTAGCTGCACGTAGGTCAGCTAGAACTTCGGGTGAAGTTACCATGTAAACGAAGTCTGGTTCGTAGTCCTTGAAGAACATACCCATTGCACGGAATAGACGCTCACCACGAGCAGCACCGATTTCTGAGGAGTCAACTAGCTTACGAGCATCGCCAGCACCAGTAGCAGCAGCACCGAAAGCACCGTTAGCGTTGATGTCAACGAAAGCACCAATTGAACCTGAAGGAACGGTATCGAAAGAAGTGATACCAGCGCCTAGAGCAACTTCTGAAGCGGCAACGCCCTTCATGATTGAGAGGACAGCGTTATGCTCGTCTTGAGCGCGTGACTGAGCAAAGTTACGAGCAAAGAAGGCAAGACCGTCCTGCTGTGAGATAATACGCTGTAGGTTAACCTGTTCAGCACCGATAGTACGAGCATTCTTTACATAGTTTGGATATCGGTTGAAATGGTTGAGTAAGTACCATCAGTAGCAGTTGTTAGAGAAGCATTGTTGATGGTAGCAGAGAGTGGCTTGTACCAACGTAGCTGACCAGCAAAGCCTTCGCCGTTTGGATCTAGTTCTGTTGAAGCAGCAACCATACCAGTGGAGTTAATACGCTTTTCTTCAGTCCAACGCTCTTCTGCATAAGCAGAGATAGCGACTGCTACGTTCTGGAAATTAAGATGATTAATGGGCATTTTTGTTGTACCTTTTTAGTTATAATATTTGACTTTTAATAAGTCACTGTTCCGAGTTTACCTGATTCAGCTAGAGCAAGAAGCTCTTCTGTTGACATACCAGAGAGAGACTTTGGTCGTGACATAGAAGCAGAATTCTTGTTAGAGTTTGAACCAGCACCTGAGTTTTCCTTAGGTTTGAAAAGAAAATCCTTATTAGGATCTTTAGCGAAAGCCTTGAGATAGTCGTTAATACTAGCCCCAGACCTATGGACCCATGAACCGTCTTCATCTTGGACAAGCTCAGGGAGAATAGTTTTAAAAGCAGTTTCACGTGCGAAGTCGTTACGGAAGTCGAGAGAGCTTAGATGCTTATCTAGCTCACGATCTCGTGTAATTGAAGTCAGCTTTTCTTGAAGAATCTTTTCACGTTCTTCCATTTCAGCTAGCTTTAGTTTAGCTGCTTCATAATGCTTTCCTTCGTCTTCAAGCTGTTTACGTTGCTTTTCTTGATTTTCGGCTTTTAGGCGAGCATTTTCACGCGCCATTTCTTCAGCTTTTTTGTAGGCTTTGTCAACGTTAGCCTTCATTTGCTTAAGCTCTTCGGCCACCATTTGCTTCAATAGAGCTTGATGCTCTTCTGCAAGAGAGGCTTTCTTATTAGAAAGGTCTTGAGAGCTGGTGTCGTTATCGTTGTCTTCGTTATTATCGACATTATTTTCGTTTTGATCAGCCATAGTTATATATTTTTCCTTTTGCACAGCATTATAATGAACTAGAGGTACAACAATAGTTCGTTTAGTCTATGGTTTTAAATTTGGCGAGGGTGGTAGGAATCGAACCCACTCTGACGCGGTTTTGGAGACCGCCGCTCTACCAGTGAGCTACACCGACATAGTACGGTTGTTTAAAGTCCAACCGGAAGACTATTAGTAACCTTTTTAGGTGCGCTTGGTTTACCTACTAGCATTGTTATCTAGTTTACCAGAAGGCGTAAAAGGTCTTTTACTTATTTCTTTTCTACTGCTAGTTTTTCAACAGGAGGCTTAGCCACAGGCTTATCTTCTTCTAGAGACTCTACAACAGATTGAAGCTTGCGCCACTGAGCTGAGTTTGGACCTTCAACTGGAATGCCTTGTGCAAATTCAGCAAAGTAGTCTTTAAATTCTTTGAGTTTCATTTTTTATACCTATATTCAGGAGGTTGAGTAACAAAGAAGCATAAAGTACAGGTGAGAATTCCTTCTCTATGATTCCATACTGTTGCTTCTACTAACTTTCCTTTTTTACAAGAAGGGCAAATACAACCATGATAAAGTTCATACTCTTTAGTCATATAGTCACCTCAGAAAAAGAAAGGAAAGTGCAGGGTAGGCAGGAACAGAGAGTAACTCCATTCCCACCCCTAGGGTTTTCGACCCCCTCTTCTTTATAGCTAAGAGGTAAAATTACCGACCCTTTGGCTTAACGCGACGAGCCATAGCTGCACGAACACGACGATTACGAGCAGTAGCTCCTACTTTAGCAGCGTTTGCTGCAGCTCTAGCTGTAGAGCGAACACCACCACCTGCTTTAAGTCTATTACGAGCAACAGCTACGCCAGCCTT